GTATCAAAATCGTCTTCTGTATAAGGGCCGGAAAATGTTACTGTAGATGTTGCATTTGACATACCCCCATAAAACATATGATTAGCAAATGATTTAACAAATTTAGGATTAGTTGGAGCAGTTCCACCACCTGTAGCGTTTATTATATCCTCTGCGTATGATGTGTTAAGTGTAAACGCACTAGAAGTGCCTGTAGCAATAATTATTTTTTCAGTACCATTAAAATTAAATTTATCAAAATCATAAGTATTATTAGTCCCTTTACTTGTAGCTCTAGAAGTCCAACTTCCAGATGTAGAACCTGTATACACTGTTCCACCTCGAGCCGCTACAACTAAATCATTAAATATTGCTACCATATTCAATCTTTCTGTAGATGCTGATACTTGGGGTACTATTGTAGAATTGTATTTTGCTGTTCCAGATATTTTTTTATATCCTCCTGCAATATCGGGTTCAAAATTTTGTAAAGACAATGCTTCTCCGGGTCTCATTGAAAAAACATCTTTATTTAAAATTAATCCCCCAAAACAACTGACAACTGTAGGGGTTATTTGAGAAGTATTTGGCACTACATTACACCTTTACCATAGTAACGAAGATTTACTCTTTCATCACGCATGTATTCTTGTTTTGATACTAAATCTTTTTGTAATCTTTTTAAACCATCTTTGTATTCTTTAGAGGCTATCATAGCATGTTCTGGGTCAGAACGTAACATATAAGCATAATATCTAGCTCTTGTTACTAATAAATCTGCGTATCTGTCATCTAAATCTGGAATATCCCCATGTGCGGATAATTCAGTGTGTTCTTTCCAATACTCTATAACAATAGAATAATCATTTCTATTTGGTACTGGGCTTAAACCTGCTTTTCCACTTTGAGTTTTATAAATATATTGAGGTTCTCCTTGGGAAGAACTTAAATTAGCTTTATCTCTTTCCGCATATTGTCTAATATAATCATCATATGAAATATATCTTAATTTTTTAGGCGTGCTGTTTCTGGATATGCGAACATAGTCTACATCTAAGTTAGTTGCTGTAGATGTATTGTTTAATGTAATAAAAGTTGTTTGTGCTGTTGCTGTAAAAACTGTATCTAATACTGCACCTTCACCAAAATCTGTAACTGTTAAAGTTGTGCTTAAATTTTGTGTTCCTTCTGCTGCAGTACCAACTTGTACTTTTAAAGCTTGCCCAACACTATTTGAATCATAAACTTTTACTTGTAATCTATATTCTGTATCTTTACTTGTTGACAGTGATTGATGAATAGCAAAATCATTTAATCTAGCTCTACCATTACCCCCACTATTATAAGCAGCACTTCCACTTCCTGCTATTGTAGTCCAACTAGTTATATTACTAGTAAATTCACCATTAGTTACTAATTCTTTTGGTTTAGAATAAACTGTATCCCAATCTATTTTACGCCATTCTAAATCCCCACTTTGAGGAAAATCTGTTGTAGGTAAATTATATTCTCTTTGTCCACTATTTGTATTATAAAATGTTTCTTTATGAAGACTTGGTAATTCTTCTAATTCATTATAAACATCATGTAATGCCCTATTAACAAAATTTTTAACAGATGTTTGTACTCCTCGGCTAGATGAAAAAGTAGATGAAGTTAATTCAACTTCATTTAAATCATTTAGTACTCTGTTAGTTATTGTTAAGTATGTTGCCATTATGCCCCTGTATTATTTAATCCTGCAATAGGAAAACTGTCAAATTTTACACAATATGAATTCATAGTTGTTGCTGATTTATATTCTGTAGGTTTGTTATTATATGCTTCATGTAATTCATATCTTGCTACCATACATTTTTCTTCACTTAGATATATAAATCCATTATATTTAACTGAAGGTGCATTTGGCATAGAAAATAAAACCAGCATAAACCATATCTTAATCATCTTTTTTATCTTTTTTATTTTCTAATAAATTTAATATTTTATCTAATTTATTTTCTAAATTATCTATTCTTTTTTCTGCATTAGAATTAGTCTTAGGATACATTTGAGTAATTTTTTGTCCAGTAGCACCTTTTTGTGCTTTTCTTAAATCAATAATTGCCATAAAATTTTTCTATATTTATTAGTCGCTTTCAAATAAGGGGGCCGAAGCCCCCAAATTATATTATTTATTAGCCATCGTGTTGAGATGAAGAGTTTCTATCTGTTTCCTCTACACCGCTTACATCGCACAATACAGCAAAAATACGGATTTTTCCCGCACTTGATGCTGCACTTAATACTAATACATCTAGTGTATCAGCACCTGCTATTACTGGTCTTGCAGTAGTTGTAAGAACAGAGTAACCTGTTGCGTTAGTATCGCCATCAACAAAAGTATCAACGTCTCCACCAGTAATACCTAAATCTAAAGTTACAGAAGAAGATAATGCTGTGATTACCTCGATTCCTGCGTGCATGATTAAAGTTTGAGCTGGTATATCAAGAACTTGAAGTACGTCATTTTGTGCCGCACCTGCATCAGAATTAATTGCTGAAACGTCAATTGTATTTTCAACAAGATAAGGAGTTCTTACACCCGCACTAAATCTTGATGGGGTTGCACCGGCATTACCCGGGCCTGTTACGTCATATGTAGCCATATTATGTGTTCTCCCTAATCAATTAAAAGATGTCTTGTTTGAAGAGCTTCCGAACGAAGAACTTTTCTACCAAAGACGTGAAGACCTCTAACAATATCAGAAAAAGAATCTGGGTCTCTAATTACTTCTGTTTTTGCAATAGCATTAGCAGTAGCAGTTGAAGACATATGTCCAAATAACACTTTGTAATAGTCTGAGGTTGTAGCGGCTGCAAAGTTATTAGTCATGTATAGTTTAAAACCATTTACTTGACCATTAATTACTGCACCGTTTCTTAAAGGTGATGTACCATCACCAGTAATAGACGCATCCATTAATTTAGATGATGCATTTCCAAGTTGTTCATAGAACTCTGGAGATGCTAAAAACCATCTGTTATCAGTTGGAATGTCTGCTGCATGTAAATTTTTAGCTGCTGTTGCTAAGATATCCATTGGGTCAACTTCGGAAGTTCCGAAACCCGTATCCGCACCAGAACCGTCACTACCAGTAGTAGTTCCAGAACCAGACACCATTGCCGCAATTACATTTGCATCGTATGAATCTTTTAGAGCATATGCTCCAGAAGAAGTAGCCAAAGCTTCCCAGTTAACGTGAGCTTGTCTTTCTTCGATATCATCAACTTTAAATGCAAACGCATTAGCTTGGTCTACAACCATTTGAATTTGGTCATCTGCCAAATTCTGAGGAGCAATTTGAGCACCTCTGTTGTAAGAACTAACTGTGATTGTTGGCTCTTTAATAATGTTGACAGTATCTCCGTAAGCTTCAATTTCACCTGCGTAGTCAGTATTGGTAATATCCTCTACCACTGATGCAGTTCTAAAAAACTTTTGGACTTTTTGACTGTATATTGCCGGTAACCAATTACCCGATGGTAAATTGTTATAACCGGAAGCTGTTCCTATAGCCATAATTTTGTCCTCCTATAGACATAAAGATTAAGCATTAACAATTCTTCCCTCAACTCTAGCTAAGTCAATGTCTTTTTCATACTTGGCAAATTCAACCGGTTTCATTTTAGCTATATCGCTAATCTTCCACGTTTTTTTATTTGTAGTATCAATTTCACGCTTGCTAGTTGAAGTTACTGATTTAGATGCTTCTAATGAATTATTAGCTTTTTTCTTTTTATACCCTGTATCAACTTTATATAAGTCAATAGCTCGAGCAGCTAACTTTGCATTAGATGTATTTTCATACAACCAACCTTGAATAGTAGAATCTTGTTCACTAACCCATTGATGAAATTTTTCATCTCCTCTTATATCTGTATAATCGGGATGAAATTTTGACAATTCTATTTCGGCTTTATCTCGTTGGACAACCGCTTGTTGGCTTTCCAATTCTTTAAGACCTGTTTGGATTTGTTTTGTTCTATCATCTGCCTTATTATGTGCTATAGTTTCTATAACATCATAGACATCGGGATATTTAGTTCTCCAAGCTTCTATTTCTTCTTTAGTTTTTGGTAGTACCTGTTCAGTACTTTCTTCTAACTGGCGTTTAAGATTTGAGACATCGTCTTTATGCTTATTGACAGTAGAATCGTAATGTCGTTTAAGGTCGTCATAACGCTTCTTAAACACTTTCTCTTCAGCGTTGACAGGGCGTTCTTTGTCTGGAGTGGCTTCTTCTTCTGAAGTAGTGTCCTCTGAAACGGTAGCTGTGTCTTCTGTTACCTTACGTTTGTAAGGGTTAGGCTCCAGAAGAGCCTTTGTTTGATTGTCTTCTACTTGAGTTTCCTCTTGTTTAATTTCCTCGTTCTTATTTTCTTCCATTTTATTCTCCTTTGTTTGGGGCTGTTGGAAAACAGGTGGCCTTAGAGTCGCATTGGGGCTATGACTAAGCAGTCATAGGTGGCCTATCCATTTGTGTTGGTGCCCCTAATCCTTCTGGTGAAGGTGTCGGAGCTTCTGCCATTGCCTGTTGTGGCATTGGCTCTGTCGCAGGAGCTGAAGCATTTGCTGTCATATCCTGTACAAACTGTTGCATAGATTCTTCTGGTGTAGCACCTTGGTATCTAGCCATAATTACTGAAACTGGTATTACTACTACCGGTTCTTGTGGGCCTCTTTCTGCTACTGGGCCTATATCTACACCTTTTGCTGAAAGAGCTTTTTTAACATCTTCTGTAAGATGCATATCAAGTACAGCATCATTTACTGCACCCATTTGTTCTGGTTGTCCACCCATTGGATTGCCC